ACTTAGTTAAAACAATGCTGGAAAGCGGAGTTAAATTAGGTGTTTCCAGTAGGGGCTCTGGTAACGTAATGGAAGACGGAAGCGGCGAAGTTTCCGACTTTGAGATTATCACTGTGGACGTTGTGGCTCAGCCCAGCGCCCCTGGTGCATATCCCACACCAATATACGAGCATTTAATGAATGCACGTGGTGGGATGAAGGCATATGAATTCGCACAGGCAACAAAACACGATCCCAAGGCACAAAAGTATCTTAAGGAATCACTGATCAACTTGATCAGTAAACTCCAATAAACTAGGAGACAATGGTATGATAGATGCACTAAAAACACTTTTTGAAAATGACGTGGTATCATCCGAGGTTAAGGCTGAGATTGAAGAAGCATGGAATGCAAAGATTCAAGAAAACAAAATGCAGGCAACTGCTGAGTTACGTGAAGAATTTGCAACAAAGTATGAGCACGATAAAGAGACTATGGTCGAAGCTATCGATAACATGCTTTCAGAGCGTCTTCAAGCAGAGATTGCAGAGTTTGCAGAAGATCGTAAACAACTTGCAGAGGCAAAAGCAAAATATGCTGTTGCACAACGCGAGAACGCAAACTTACTCAAGGGTTTTGTTGCTGAGCAATTAGCAACTGAAATCAAAGATCTACATACAGATAAAAAAGCAATGGCTGAAAACTATGCCAAGCTAGAAGAATTTGTTGTAGAGTCCTTAGCAGGTGAGATATCCGAGTTCCAAGAAGACAAACAAGACTTAGCAGAAACCAAGGTTAGACTTGTACGTGAAGCTAAGACACACTTTGCTAAAGTCAAAAAAGACTTTATCGAAAGAAGTGCAAATGCAATATCCGAAACAGTTAGTAAAGCCCTTAAAAGCGAAATTACTGCACTTAAAGAAGATATTGACACTGCACGTAAAAACGACTTCGGTCGTAAAATCTTTGAAAGCTTTGCATCTGAATATGGTACTAGTTACCTAAATGAAAATTCAGAAACTGCTAAACTTCTTAAAGTTGTAGACTTGAAAAACAAGCAACTTGGCGAAGCAAAAGCATTTGCAAAGAAAGCAAAAGAAATTGCAGAATCAACAGCTACTGAAAAGAAGCGTATTGTTGAATCAGCAAAAAGGAAAGATTTAATTAACGATATGATCCAGCCATTGGCTAAAGATCAACGTGAAATTATGATTGATTTACTGGAATCAGTTCAGACAGGCCGTTTAAAAGCCCAGTTTGATAAGTACCTACCAGCGGTTATCGACGGTAATACTCCAGCCAAGAAGGCAAAAACACTTACAGAAGGCAAAGAAATCACAGGCAATAGAGAAAACACTAACGCTAGTTCACAGCAAGCTGACGCAGAGAGTAATAGCAATGTTATTACTATGAAGCGTTTAGCTGGTTTAAATTAAGGAGATAATTATGTCAGAACTACTAGAAAGTCGCTGGCAGGATACGAAAACTGCACTTTTGGAAGGCCTACAAGGCAACAAAAAAGGCGTAATGGCTACAACTTTAGAAAATACCCGTAGGTATTTGTCTGAAACAGCCGTTGCAGGAACAACATCCGCCGGTAATGTCGCAACTCTTAACAGAGTTATCCTACCCGTCATCAGACGTGTAATGCCAACCGTTATTGCTAACGAATTAGTTGGTGTTCAGCCTATGACTGGTCCAGTGGGTCAAATCCACACACTCCGTGTTCGTTATTCAGACACAGCAGGAGCAGGTGCATCTGGTGCATCAGCAGGCGAAGAGGCTCTTAGCCCATTCAAAATTGCTGAAGCTTATTCAGGTAATACTACTACTGGTAAAGCTGATAACACAGCGGTGCTTGAAGGCGCAGCAGGTAACAAGCTGTCAATTCAAATCTTGAAACAAACTGTCGAAGCAAAGACCAGAAAGCTATCAGCTCGTTGGACTTTTGAGTCAGCTCAAGATGCACAGTCAATGCACGGTATTGACGTTGAAGCAGAAATCATGGCTGCTTTAGCACAAGAAATTACTGCTGAAATCGACCAAGAAGTATTAGCATCGCTAAACACTCTTGCCGGTACACCAGGTCAAACCTATGATCAAGCAGCTGTATCAGGTACTGCTACTTTTGTTGGTGACGAGCATGCTGCTTTAGCTGTTCAAATTAACAGAGTATCAAACCAGATCGCACAGCGTACACGTAGAGGCGCAGGTAACTGGGCTGTTGTTAGTCCTTTTGCACTAACAATTCTACAATCTGCTACAACTTCAGCGTTTGCAAGAACAACTGAAGGCACATTTGAAGCACCTACTAACACAAAGATGGTTGGTACTTTGAATAATGCAATGAAAGTATATGTAAACACATATTCTGGAGATGACGCTAATGTATTGATTGGTTATAAAGGCTCAAGCGAGTCTGATGCGGCAGCATTCTATTGCCCATACATTCCGCTAATGTCTTCAGGTGTAGTACTGGATCCAGGTACATTTGAGCCAACAGTAAGCTTTATGACAAGATACGGGTATATTGAATTATCAAATACTGCTTCGTCTCTTGGTAATGCAGCTGACTACCTTGGTGCAGTAAAGATTGAGAACACTAACGTTACTTTTAGCTAATATTAGTTTATCAATATAACAAGATTAAATAGGTCCTTTCGGGGACCTATTTTTTTGACTTTTTTTAAAAAAATAGGTTGACATCTACT